CGAAGGTTCTACACCATCGGCACATTGGCCAAGGCCCTGGGGAAGTCCAACGTGACCATCAGGTCATGGGAAGACAAGGCGTGGCTGCCACCCGCAGCGTACCGCACACCGCCCCCGAGGGGATCACAGGTTCCTGGCAAGGCAGTGAAGGGACAAAGACTGTACACCAAAGCGCAGCTTCGGTTCCTGGTTGTGGAGTACAATGAGTACATCGGAAGTAGGGGCGATCATCCTGATTGGCCTGGCTTCCGTAAAGCAATCAAGAGCCAATATCCAAAGACATAAACGCACGAAAGAGAGCCAAAGTATGGGCCGTTACGACGACGACGATGCAACAACCACAGACACACGTTCCCGTTACGATGAGGGTGACATCGACAGCGATGCTGGCAAGGGTGCCGACGCACCGGATGCCTCCGTTGATCGCAAGACCATCCGTCGTGGATGGGGAGCAGCCGAAGAGACGAAGAGTGCAGACTCCCCGTTTGCACAGCGCCTCAAGGTAGTCAAGGAAGATCAGGTCATCAAGTTCCTTGAGGATGATCCCTACACCAGCTACCGCCAGCACTGGATCGAGCGCCAGGGACAGAAGTCCTTCACGTGCATCTCCGAGATGAACGAGCGGGGCTGCCCACTGTGCGCCGCTGGCGATAGGCCCGCTGCCCGCTTCGCCTTCAACGTGGCGTTGCTGACTAGCGATGGTGACCCCGTGCTCAAGAGCTACGAGGTCGGCCCCCGAGTCATCGACCAGTTGAAGAACATCCACCAGTCCGACAAGACTGGTCCGCTGCCGAAGCACTACTTCGCAGTGAGCCGTACGGGCAACGGCCCGACGAGCCAGACCAACCACCAGATGGTCAAGGCCACCGACCTTGAGGAAGACTACGACATCGAGCCTCTTACTGAGGATCAGGTCAAGGCAATCAAGGCCAAGTCATACGACGCAGCCATCGTGAGTATCCCGTCCTACAAGACGCTGGCAGGCATTGCGAAGGAAGAGTTGGAGTCCTGACCATGGCGAGGACACGTCGGGGTCCAGTGGCCCCGGCAGTCCTCACCGCAGAGGAACTGCCCGCCATCGTTGAGGCGATCCAGCAGGCTGGGGCCTTCTCATTCGACGTCGAGACACGTGGCAACGTAGACCGGCACCCGGATGTTCTGGACAAGATCGAGAAGGAGTGGCAGGAGAAGCTTGCCACCCTCAAGACCACACACCAGGGCACCCTGGACAGGTCACGGCAAGCCATCGTTGATCGGTGGGCAGGGGAGCTAGCACTAGACGAACATCGCAACGAGGTCTTCTGGATCGGCATTGCGATTGACGGACAGTCGTGGGCTATCCCGATGGGTCATCCGAACGGTGAGGTACTGATCAAGGAGATGCGGGGCGACGGTCACACCACGCCCCCCAAGGGCTTCCGAGACATCTTGAAGAGTGGCAAGGAGTCCACAGCCAAGAAGAAGTACTTCATCCCTGCTGTGTTCAGTGAGCCGCCTCAGCAGTTGACCACCGACGTGGTGTTCGCTGCCCTTGAGGAAGTGTTCCTTGACGATGACATCGTGAAGGTCAATCAGAACATCAAGTTCGACTGCAAGTCCGTGGCCAAGTACCTGGGTGGGCGTCTGCCCACTGGTCTGTACGTGGACCCGCAGGACCTAATGCACATCGTCAACGAGAACCTGATCAACTACAAGCTGCAGACGGTGCTCAAGGAGACGTTCGACTTCGACCCCTATCACAGGGTCGGTAAGCTGGGCAAGACCATCACCACTGAGGCATTCAGTGCAGCCACCACCTACGTGCACTACGACGCACGGTGGGCGTGGCTGACGTACAAGCATTGGTGGAGGCGCATCGCTAAGATCGAGGGCCTGTACACCACACTGCAGCTTGACTCTGCGTGCATGCGCCCCGTCGCACAGATGGAGTACAACGGCATCGCCGTGAACAAGCGTGAGATGCTGCGCTTCGGGCAGGAGCTAGACGTTGACCTGAACCGTGTCATCATGGACATCGGTCTGCATGCGCCCCCTGGCTTCAACCCTGGTTCGGTGCAGCAGAAGCAGAGGTACTTGTTCGGTCCCAAGAAGGACGAGAATGGCAAGGCTACGGGCAACCTGGGACTCAAGCCCACCAAGTGGACTGACACCAAGCAGCCCTCCGTGGATGACGAGGCACTGCGTGCTCAGATGGGCAAGCATCCCATCATCGACTACATCATCGAGTACCAAGAGCTATCCAAGATGAAGAGCACCTACGTGACGGGCTTGGAGCCGCTGCTCCACCCCATCAAGGGGCAGAGGAACCTTGGTAAGCTGCACCCCAGCTTCCACTTCCATCGTACGACGACGGGGCGCTTCTCATCGAGCGACCCCAACCTGCAGAACATCCCACGTGATGGTCGCATGCGTGCCCTGTTCGTGGCAGAGCCGGGTGACTCATTGATCGACGCTGACTACAGCCAGATCGAGATGAGACTGATGGCTATGTACAGCCAGGACCCCGCCCTGCTTCGCATCTTCCGAGAGGGCATCGACGTCCACACCGGTACCGCCGCAGTCATCCTCAAGAAGGCATTCGAGGACATCACCCCGGACGAGCGTCAGTTGTTCGGCAAGACTCCGAACTTCCTCATGGGATACGGAGGCCAAGCTAGGCGTCTACAGATGGCAGTCCGGGCAGAGGGTGGCAACATCACTTTCGATGAGGCGCAGTTCATCGTGGACGGTTACAACAACGGCTATGCGGGGCTTACAGACTGGAAAGAGAGCGTCATTCGGTTCGGTCGCAGGTACGGCTACGTGGAGACGTTGGGTGGCAGGCGCAGGCGTGTCCCCGACATCAACATGCGTGGGAGCACGAAAGAAGAGTGGAAGGCCCGGTCACGGGCAGAACGTCAGGCCATCAATGCAGTGATCCAGGGTACAGCAGCCGAGATATGCAAGAGAGCACTGGTTGAGCTAGACAAGGTATTGGAGTGGCCGAAGTGCCGTATGGTGCTGCAGGTACACGACGAGATAGTCACCGCAGTTCCTACCGATGAGGCAGGGTTGTGGCTACCACAAATAGAGAAGTCCATGGGCAACGGAGTTGTATTGGACGCCAACGGTACCGTCAATGAAGGTGTAGAGTTGGTTGTCGAAGCCCACTTCGCCGGGTCATGGTACGACGCAAAGGGATGACCGACATGTTGACAATGGATGATGCAGAGCGTGCACAACGCCAACGTGACTTCTATATCAAGCTGATGCCACAGGGTGGACAGCACATTGCTGCTGCCATCGGGGGCTTCACGCCCCCAGGCTTGGACTCACAAGAGAAGGAGCTACTAGGCGCTCTCAAGCTGTGGATGCAGATTCACCACGCAGGTGCCTTTGAGACGATCGCTGACGCCTCCTGGTGGATGACCAAGTTCCAGGATCAGGCTGGCCGTCTCAACCGAGCACAGTCACAGAACAACAGCGATGAGTTGATCGCCTACGCCGTGGCGTGTCTCGGTCAGTTGCTAGACAGGGGAGTCATCGAATGGAAGACCGATCCTGGTGTCCCCGACCTTGTGGTAGAATCAAACTCCTTCTCTGGTGAGAAGCTGGATGAAGTAGACCGGGGCATACTGGACCGCTTGGATGATTCAACATGGGACGACTGACATGAGCAACTTCTTTGAACGCAAGCTAGGACAGCCACAGCAGCAACCACGTGGCATCGTGGTGCCCCCGCAGCAACCTCAGGTAGTAGTCCCACCGGGCTATCAGCTTGTCCCCATCAATCCTCAGCAACAGCAACAACAGCAACAGCCGGTGTACCAACCGCAGCCCATCGACACCAAGTTGAAGTACCTTGAGTTCGCCAGGCTGCATGACGGTGAGAAGATCAGCAAGTACTGGCAGGGTGGCGAAGCCACCAAGCTAGAGGGTAACCTATCCTGCCCGCAGTGTGGCAGCCCCACCGGCTACACCACTTACTCATCCACGATGATGCACGGCACACGCCCCCGTCCCCACTGCTTTGAGTGTGGGTACAACGGGCTGTTCCAGCAAGCCGACCAGGCTAACTGGACTACTGCCTAAACAAGACACAAGTACGACTTAACGACACAAAGAAGAGAGCCATGGCAACGAAGAGGAACGCCGCACCTGCGGTACGTCTGACTATCGAAGAGATAGCAGCACAGGTAAACAGTGGAATGGGTACACCCATTCTGATTAGGGGAGTCGATGTGATCACCGAGGTCCCCCGGCTCAGCAGTGGCATCCTGTCACTGGACTTGGGCCTTGGTGGTGGCTGGGCCACGAACCAGTGGAACGAGATAGTCGGCCCCGAGTCCTCTGGCAAGACAGCCTTGGCCTACAAGACCATCGCATTCAACCAAGCCATCGACCCCGAGTTCACTGCTCTGTTCGTGGCAGCCGAAGAGTTCGTCCCGAGCTACGCTAAGGCGTTCGGTGTGGACACTGACAGGCTATGGGTGGTCGAGTCCAACAACATGGAGACGGTGTTCGAACTGGTCGTCAAGGCTGTCGAGAACAGGACCGTGGACATGGTGGTCATTGACTCGTTGCCTGCCCTGGTGACCGAGGCAGAGGCCGACAAGAGCCTGGCCGATGGACTGATCGTGTCTCCTGGTGCTCGCATCATCTCCACCTTCTTCAAGAAGATGGCCAAGGCATTGCGCCGTAGCCTTGTGGACCCTGACGATAGGCCCTGCACCCCCATCATGATCAACCAGTGGCGTGACATGATCGGTGTGATGTTCGGGGACCCTCGCACCACCCCCGGTGGCAAGGCCAAGAACTACTACTTCTTCGTGCGGCTTGAGGTATCCCGTGACGAGTGGATTCAAACAGGCTCAGACCTGTCCACCCGAGTGGGGCAGACCATCGCCATGAAGACCCTCAAGAACAAGACCTACCGCCCTCAGCAGAGGGCGCAGGCTGACTTCTACTTCGCTGACACAGGCGTGTTCAAGAAGGGCGAGTTCGACACCGTGAAGGATGTTGTGAACGTAGCGTTGGCGCTTGACTTGTTCGAAGGCATGTACAAGTTCAACGGCGAGCGCATCGCACGCAAGAAGGAAGAGCTATATCAGGTGGTAAGAGAGCGCCCCGACCTGTACGCACAGCTATGCGAAGCAGCCCACATCGCCATGTTCCCCCACCTGCATGGAGGGGAGGCCACAAGTGTCCAGGACACCGGAGCAGAAGAAGTCTGACGCACAAGAGAAGCGCACAGCAGAGAGGTACAAGGGCAGCCGTCAGCCAGGCAGTGGTGCGGGGTGGAAGCACAAGAA